AAATATCGGAATCTCAAATCGGAAAAACGCATTCTGATGAAACAAAGAGAAAAATATCGGAATCTCAAATCGGAAAAACGCATTCTGAAGAAACAAAAAGAAAAATATCGGAATCTCAAAGCGGGGAAGGTTGTTATAATTCGAAACTTACAGAAAAGGATGTTCTCGAAATTCGAGAAATGTATGCTAGTGAAGAATATACACAAGCTGAATTAGCAGAAATGTTCGATTGTGCACAGGCAAATATCTCAAGCATAGTTAACAGAATAAGTTGGAAACACATATAATAAAAGGAGATTTTGTACGATGGCTACGCGTTCAAAAAGAACTAAGATAAAGCCATGGGAATCTAAAACAGGCGTAGTGTTAACAGAAAGTTATTGTAGAAAGTGCATGGAAAACAAAAAGTACACTGAATTCTACACGGCCACGGACAAGATTCTCGATGCTAACGGACTTTTTAGTATATGCAAAGAATGCATATTAGAACTATATGATAAACATTATCTCGTAGAAAGAACTTTGGACAAGGCAATATTGAGACTCTGTCAAATACTTAATATCGTATATGATACTGCGGTAGTAGATAGTGTACGGAATCAAATTAATAATGCACAGTCTAGTAATAGAAAAGCTCCTAAGCCCTTCTCTTTATATATAATGAGACTAGGGGCAATGTATGCTAGGGGAAAAAAGATGGATTCCCCATCATCGCATGATATGACATTTAATTTCAATACTGTTTCAAAAGAAACTATTGCCGAAATGAATAATGAGCTTTCTACTCCTAACGAGTTCTGGGGAGATAAGTATTCTTTGGAGGATTTAGAATTTCTAGAAACAGAGTATTCTAATTTCAAACAAAGTTATTCTCCAGAAACATATACAGATATAGTACTTTTGAAGCGTGTTTGTAAAAAGATATTAGCTATCAGAAACGAAGAAGATGTTAGCGGAAAGAATGTTGGTAATCTAGAAAAGCAGTTAATGGCACTAATGAAAGATTTGGCTATTTCTCCAGCACACGCAAATGCCGCAAGCAGTGGAAAATCTGTAGATACATTCGGTATGTGGATAGCTGAGATAGAAAAAAAGACTCCTGCTCAATGGTTAGAAGAGGATGGGAAAGACCTGCATTTCGATGTAGACGATGTCCACAAGTATTACGATAACTATATTGTCAGACCCATACGAAACTATCTAACAGGTACATCAAACTTCGACCTAGTAGAAGATGGCTATGATATTGATGGCGACGGCGTCCTGGAGGATGACGATGAGCCATAAGAATTATCAGTCTAATACAGCACAAAGAAACCGCAAATCAAAAGATGTATTTAAAAGAACTAGGACTATACCTCTATCGGAGAAATTAGATAAAGATAGGGAGAATAACATCAAAGACTGGGTAACATTCTATAGAAATAATATTCATAGATTTATTCAGCACTATATGGGAGTAAATTTATATCCATATCAAAGAATATGGGTATATCTTATTTCTCAGTCTACTATATTCTTAGGTCTAGCATCGCGAGCCTCAGCAAAATCTTGGCTTATTGGAGCCTATACGGTTGCAAAATGTATCCTATATCCTGGGACAATAGTATCATTAAGTAGCTCAACAAAGGCTCAGGCCGGATTGATTATTTCTGAGAAAATACAGTCTTTTTATAACGATTACCCAAATGTTACAAGAGAAATATCCAATATAACGACGAATGTAAACAAGTGGGAGGTAAACTTCCATAATGGCTCGAAGATAAATGTAGTTATTTCTGGCGAGTCTGGAAGAGGTCATCGCTCAAATATATGTATATTAGAGGAAAGACGACTTATTCCGTCGGAAATTATAGACTCGATAATTAGACCCTTTCTTGTAGCGCGCACTCCTCCTTATATGAAAGACCCTGCATATTCTCATCTCATAGAGGAGCCTCAAGAAATAACTATATCGAGTGTTCACTATAAGAGTGGAGAATGGTTCGCAGAAGCAAAGAAAAGACTACTGTCTATTGCGAGAGGAAGCGATGATGTAAAAGCCTTTTTCTTAGACTATCTTATACTTCTGAAACACGGTATAAAAACTAAGAAACAAATGAAGAATGAAAAAGATACTTTAGACTCTATAACTTTTGATATGGAATACGGCAACATTCCCTTTGGAGGAAGCTCGCGTTCATTCTATAAATTAGATTTTTTCCAAAGAAGTCTAAAAAGAGCATGGATACCTATTCGACTTGGTGGGCCTAATTATGTAAAAGGGAAAAATCCTTATGGGATACCGAGAAAACTGGGGGAAATAAGAGTAGTTGCAATAGATGTCGCCGCAAAAGGTGGTAGCAGAAACGACAATACCGTTATTTCCTGTGCAAGACTATTTCCTAGTAAAAAAGGATGGGTTACAGAGATAGTGTATGTGGAAGTTCATTCAGGAGAAAATGTATCTCAACAAACTCTTCGTATAAAACAAATATTCCATGAATTCTGCGGGTTCGATTCTCCAGACGATGTATTGGTACTGGATGTTCTTAACGTAGGAATATTTTTGTACGATACGCTGACTACAGTGACTCATGATGATGAGCGAGACATTGATTACGAACCTATGACAGTTATGATGCATTCAACAATATCGGACAAGGAATATGACGAACTGAGTGGGAGATGCGCATCTAAAGATGCTGTTCCTTGTATCTATCCTATTTCTGCATCGGCGGCACTGAATAGTGAAATAGCATCTGCTTTTCGAACAAGGTTGAAATCAAAGTTATTACGGTTTCTTGTAGATGCTACAACTCAAGAAGAAATATATATAAAAAAGAAAAATAAAGACGTGTCTGGCAAAGACCCGGAATCAAGGGCGCTATTGCTGTCACCGAATATAAATACGACATTGCTTATAAACGAAGCCATTAGTCTAGATATGAGCCTCACAGGAGGCGAAAATATCAAACTTGTAGAACCGTCCGGAGGAAGAAAAGATAGATATTCATCTGTATCTTATCTGAATTACTATGTGTCACTTTTAGACCAAGAGTTATTAAAGGACGATGATGACCAAGATGATTTGGACTCGTGGGTCGGAGCTTTTGGTGTGGTTTAGAAATGATAAAATATAATATAAAAATAAAAGGAGGTTTGAAAAGGTATGACAACTGAAAAACCTTCTGAATCAAATACGAATGAAATTTCCGAACAAGAGGTATGGGACATTCTGACTTTTGCCAGAGAAAGCACTGGCCTAGGACTGGCCGGTATGCCTCTGAGCATTGACCTTCTCAATCAACGTCTTAAAGACGTGTCCCTACTTGATACAGGGGATGTCACAGAGGACGAAGTTACCGATGCTTTAAATTCTCCTAAAGATAACGAGCGGGAATTACAGCGAATCAGCGAATCTTTCGAGATTACGTTCCCTCTTTACAAGAGATTGCTTTCCTACATGGGAAATCTTCTGTCTTTCGATTTCACATATACATGTGTAAATGCTGAGATGAAAGATTATTCGAAATTAGGATATAAGAAAGATTTAAAAATATTCCGAGATTTTATGGATTCGTTTGATTATAAGGAAGAATTCGGAAAAGTCGTTAGACAACTATTTCGACAAGAAAGCCATTTCTCCGTTTTTAGAGACGAAGGGGAAAAGTATGTGTTACAAGAGTTACCTTCGGATAGGATAAAAATAACAGGAAGATGGGATTATGGGATTCTGTTCAGCTTTGACTATTATTATTTCTTACAGGGCGGCGTAGATATAGACTTCTATCCCCCAATATTTAAAGAAACTTTGAATAAATTGGGAAAGGGGAAAATGAATCAAGGCTCGTACAATCCTTCAGATAGCATTCTGTCTCGCGGAAACTACGGATTTTCTCAATACGTGGATTGCTCCCCTATCGATGGTTTTTGGGCCTTTAAGTTTACTCCTGAAATGGCGACTAGAATTCCTTATTTCGCAGGACTATTTCCTGATATAGTAAACGAAGGAACTATTAGAGCATTGCAAAAAAGTAGTTATATGGCCGCCGCGTCGAAAATAATGATTGGAGAAGTACCACTAATTTTAGATTCTAAAGCGGCAATAAAAGACAGAATTTCTATTACTCCCGATTTGTTAGGAAAATTCTTGGCTCTTGTACAATCGGCAATCAATTCCACGGCCGTAAAAGTGGCCGCGTCCCCTCTTCAAAATGTACAAGGCTTCGATTGGAAAAGTGACCCAGATATACGTTCATCGTATCTTAGAACAACCTTGGGAGCAAGTGGGGCAAGTTCAAACTTGTTATTTGCCAATGATGTTAAACCAAACACTCTCGAAACTCAGCTATCTTTAGCTGTTGATGAGATATTGGTAACGTCTGTGTACCCACAATTTGAGAACTTTTTAAACTGGCATATTAATAAACGTACAAATAAATTTAAATTCAAAGTTGTTTTTGAAGGAAGTAAATTTTATACAAATAGTAAAAGAAGATTAGAAAACGCTTTCCTACTTTCAGATAGAGGAATCGTTCTTCCTCAAAAGATAAGTGCCGCTATGGGCATGTCTCCTTTTGAAATGGAGAGACAAATGGAAGAAGCTGTTGCGTCTGGTTGGGTAGATAAGTTAACCCCAATCAAAATGTCTTCTCAAATGTCATCGGATGATGAAGTTGGTGCGCCAAAAAAATCAGAAGATGAAATTAGTGAAAGCGGCGAACAGACTCGTCAAGATGGTGGAAACGAACAAGATAAATAAGTTATGGTTTGGCATATCGGGTGATGTCCAATATGCATTTCATTACCGCAGGAGATACCTGCAAAAATAATTCAAAATTCTTAGGAGGAATAATATTATGGCTTTAACTTCACTGCAAGTGACTCAATTAAATAATTCTAACGCCGCTCATCAGCGCGCTCAAATAGGAACCCTTCTGGGTCAAATCGGCCCGCTGGGAGATGTTTATTATTTAGATGCCGCGAATGGCGATGACAGTGCTAATGACGGTCTCGCTCCTGGTTCAGCATTTGCTAGTTACGAAACAGCTTATGCAGCATTGACAGCTAATCAAAACGATGTTTTAGTATATATTGGAAATAACACAAGCGTTACATTACAAGCCGCCGCGACTTGGGCAAAAAGCTATACGCACTTTATTGGTGCATGTGCTCCAACTCGCGTAGCTCAACGCGCGCGCCTTTTCCAATTATCAACCTTAACTGGAGCAAGCCCGTTATTTACGATTTCGGCATCCGGATGTATTTTCAAAGATTTTTATATTTTCCAAGGTGTAGACGATGCTACTAGCTTAATCAATGTCTCTGTTACCGGTGGTCGTAATTATTTTGAAAACGTCCATTTTGCTGGCGGAGGCCACGCGACTCAAGCCGTCAACGGCGGCGCATCTCTTCATTTGAATGGCGCAGAAGAAAATACTTTTGTTAAATGTACCATTGGTGTGGATACTATTGACGCGGCTACAGGAATGGTCGGAATTTTGTTTGACGGCGAAGCTCATAGAAACACATTTGAAGACTGCACAGTTCGTATGCGCGCCGGTAATGCCGGAGCCGCATTTATGGAAGTTGCTGATTCAACGGGCATTGATAGAGATAATATCTTTAAAGACTGCATTTTTACAAATAACCATACAGCAAACGCGATGACCAGTGCTTTCGTTGCCCCTACGGGCATGGGAGCACCCCGAAGAATCTTATTTAAAGATTGCATGATTTATGGTTCAACTAAATTAGACGCAAATGATAGAGATGTTTTCTTAGGGAATATGAACGCTGTTAGTGGAGCAGATTTGTCCGGTGTAGCGGTCGAATTAGTAACCTAAAATTAATAATAATTAGAATGTGAAAAGCCGGTAATCCTGTTTTACCGGCTTTTCTTAATATGACTGCGGAGGCAAATATATATAATGAAATTATTGACAACCAGTATTGTTTCTGCATTTCAAGAACAGATTGCTGAAGAGAAGCTTAATGCGAATATTTATTTATGCATGTATAGCTACCTTGAATCTAAAGGGTTGAGTAATCTAGCATCTCTGTTTTTGAGCCAGCACAATGAAGAAACATCTCATTCTATACAAATCGCCATGTTTCTTTCAGACTTGGGGAAAACATTTGATATTCCACAAATACTCACTGCTTCATCTGAATTCTCTGGATTGACAGATATGGCGAATAAATATTTAAATAGAGAAGTAATTACCACAAAATCTCTTAACTCAATAAAAGAATTAGCCATCGATGAATCTTGTCCTGTGGCGGAGGAATTTTGTAGAAGAATGATACTTCTTCAGCAAACAGAATATTCTGAAGCGTTGGATTTTGTAGATAAGGTCAATACTTTCGGAGATGACTGGGTGAGTATCTCTTTATGGGATACGGCCCTGGGGTAAAAATAAATGTATGTAATAAACGCGCAGACCAAGGATTTATTATCTTTCCATCCTCGCGTTCAAGAATATCTTATTATGGTGGGCGTCCCCCCTTTTAAAAAAGAAGATGGAAAAATATATTTTCGTCAAACATCCCTTTTAAAAGATATTATAAAAGAATGCCCTGACTGGGTAAGAAATCTGATAGAGGAAGGAGGATAATAATCTTGGCTAAAACATTAAGTTTTGCTGTCGAAGGTGTAGAACTACTTGACGAACTAAGTGATTCTCAGTTTGCTACAGCCGAAATCGAAGCTTTTTCAACAGGAGATAATCTCCATGATTTAATTTGTTCAGAAGAAACTTTGAGAAAAACTGCTCATACCATATTTGAGAAGCCTGTTATATTCGAGGTTGACCCCAACTTTTATGACTTCGGAACTCATAACGAGGGAGTAACAGTCCCGGCAGGCTTTGTTGTGTCTGACACGGCGGAATTTGTTACAAGAGACGATGGGAGAACTACTCTTAAAGTTATTGCGAAAATATGGAAAAAGTATGCTAGAGACTTTATGAAAGTGTTTGAATTTTCATCTGACAAAAATAAAAGTGTTTCAGTGGAAATAGAAATATATGAAAAGACCGAAGATGATTCATCCGGGGCATCAGAGATGTTATCATTTGCTTATGCCGCAATTACAGTTATTGGAGACTTTTTCACTCCCGCTAGTCCTGGAGCGAATATTCAACTAACATCTTTTTCTAAAGAAGATATAGATGCAGAGAAGCGAGAATACAGTATAGCGTATCAAAGAGAATTCTCGAAATACGCATCTCTTGATTTTTCAATACCTGACGATGTTAAATTGAATTCTCAAAACGGATTAGACTTACGTTCTGAGGGGGAGTATGGAGGCACTGCTGTCTCTGTTTCTTTAGCTAAGTATATTGTAGAAAATGAAAAAGCGGACTTTGAAAAAGTTCGTCAGATTGCAAAATACTTTGCACGAAAAACTGTTGATAGACCACTTGTCGAGTCAGGAGATAGCTGGATAACTTGGCAACTATATGGGGGAGATGCGTCAGTTGTATGGTCTAAAACCCTTTCTAAAGAAATGGACTTAATAGACGAAGAAATAATGGCTTATTTCGACTCAACAAGCGAAAATGACATATCTCGTGATGATGAAAAAGCCAAAGATAAAAAGGAGAATAGTAATATGTCAAAAAAGATAGAAGAAAAAGAAATTGAAGAACCTATCGTCGCAGAGTTCGAAGAAGAGTCCGAAGAGGAAGCAGAGGACGAAGATGTAATGATGGAAGAAGATGCTGAAGAAGAAAGTGGCGAAGAAGAAAATGAAGAGGAAGATGAAGAAGAAATGTCTTTCGCCATGACAGCTAGAAACATCGACTATCAGCTTCAACAAGCTCTTGAAGAAGAGAAAGATTCTTATGGCTATGGAAAATATTGGGTAGAAACTCACGATGATGAGTATGCTTATGTCTATTGTTATGAAGACGGTAAGAGCTATAGAATGAAATATTCTTCAACGGACGACAGTGTTTCTATTGAAATAAGCATGGCTGAAGAAATTGTTTATGAACCCATGCTTGTCAAAACGGCTGAAGCAAAGAAAGTTGAGTTCGCTGAACTAGTTGAATTCAAAAACGATATTCTGTCTAAACAATTCGAATTCGAGGTAAACAGCGTATTGAATGAGGTTCTACCTGTTTTAGGAGAAGATGCCGTCTCTGTTGCCAGAGAAGAGTCTAAGAATTTTACCTTGGAAACTCTCGATGGTTGGAAAAACTCAGTAAAAGCAGAAGCTTTTGCCGCATCCAAAGATGTTGTTGAAGAAGATGACGGAATCATCAGAATGGAAACTCTTTTTAATAAGAAAGCTGATTCCGAATCTCTCTGGAATTAAGTTTAATAAAAAAATAATAGATAATTGTTAAAGAATTAACAAATTTTAGGAGGATTTACCATGGCTTATGGATTAATTGTACCGGATAAAATCGCGGCTCAAAACGTAGATGCATATAATCGACCTGTTGTTTCCGCTACAGCACTAGAAAACGGTTTCGTTGCTAGATTAGAAACTATGTCTAGCACCGCTGGAGAGAGTGAAGTTTGGGTTGCCACCGCGCCCGCAACCTCTGCCCCCGGTTTGGAAGATTTATGGATGATTTACGAACCCGAAGTAGTAAACACTGCTGACAAATATCGTGGATTAGACCCAGACCCACGTAACTTACAACACGCTATTGGCGACATTGTAAGCGCATTCAAGATTCAGGTTGGCGACATTGTTACTTTTTCTGCTGACGCAGTTACAGGAACAAAATCAACAAACACGTTTGTGAATGCTACGAACGGAGACTTCCAGCTTACTTGGGGAGCAACTCAAACAGCTAACGTAGTGTCTTTCCGTTTGATGACTACTACTAGTATCTCGATTGGCTTAGGAAGCATTGGGACGCAAAGAATTACGGCTTATCGCATGGAATGCTTAGCCCTTAGATAAGCAGTAATATTCTACACTGATATAACTCAATAAATAATTTTTAGGAGGACTATAATATGAAAAGATTACCTATTTCGGTAGCTAATTTCGCGGCGGGTAACGATAAACTGTATGTAATGTTCCAAGATTATTGGAACCAGTACCGCTCTGAGAATACTGATAAAAATTTCGATTATGAGACAACAAATGCTGATGGTGAAAGAGTTTCGTTTTCTGAAAAAGAAAAACAGTTGAACACGGCTCTTCGAGCAGAGATTCTTCGTGTGGCAGGGATTAAGGATATTTCCGAATTCCCGCTTCAAGCATGGGCATCTCACCCAACCTTAAAGTGGGCTTCTTTTGCTGTTGTAAACCAGCTTATTGACGCAGTACTTCCCGATACACTGATTGATACTATCGGATACTATACTGACGTTCGAAGCATTGGTTATGGAGATTCAGCCGCATTTGATATCGAACCTCGTGACTTATTCGTGGTTTCTAAAGCCGGTCGAGGTATGAGACAGTCGGAAATCCGTAAGCAGTTCCGTGGTCAAGTTACTATTCTTCCAGAACTTCGCGAACTAACCGTCGCTGTTTCTTTATACAAAGTACTGGCAGGAATGGAATCTCTGGCATCATTCACAGCTAAAGCTATTCGAAGTATCGAAAGTCAGGTTTCTCTTGACGCATATAATGCTTTTGCTACAGCCATGGCCGCTCTTACTGCTACCGCAGGAGATACTCAATTAAAAGTTTCGGGATGGTCAAAAGATGACTTCGTTCGACTTGCTCAAAAAGTACAGGCATGGGGCAATTCTAAACCTGTTCTTTTGGGTACGCAACGGGCATTACAATCCGTTCTTCCTGATGACGCTAACTATCGATACGATGTTACCAGCGATTATGTCAAAGTTGGCTATCTAAAGAATGTATTTGGATACGATGCAATCGCTCTTCCTCAGGTCGCAGACTGGAGTACGGAATTCGCTGTTTCAATTAGCGATACGTCTCTATGGATTGTTGCTCCCGGTAACGATAAACTAATCAAGCTCGTATTAGAAGGTAGCACTATGGCTAATACCAGCGGAGCTTTCGACAATGCCAATCTGACTCAGGTTTCAACACTTTATAAAGCTTGGGGCGTAGGGGTTGCTACTAACTCTCTCGCGGCAATGATTGACCTTTCGTAAACTGATATTTCGTAGATTTATTAAGAAAATAGGGGCTGTAGAAATATGGCCCCTATTTATAAAATAGTATATTATTTTTAGAGGAGAAAATGACTACCAAAAGCACGACAGCCAAGACAAAAAAACAACCTATAGCAGAGGTACGGAAAGAAAACGAGCGTTTGAAAGCACTCTTGGCAGAACAAGCTGAGGGGACAGGGACATCTCGTCATATTCGACCAGATGAATATATAGAGGTAATGAGCCTCTGCCCAAATCCCTTGAATCTATCTACATCTAGGCATTCGCCCAATAAGAAAGTATTTCGCTTTCCTAAACTGGGAGATACCAAGCATATTATGTATGAGTATTTGGTAGAGATAATCGAAAATCATCCTACTTTTGCGGAAAGTGGGCTATTTTATATTACGAATCCGGATGTTGTTCGGAGACATGGGTTATTAGGTCACTACGATTCAATTTTGACTAAAGACGAGATATCTGACGTCCTGACCTTAGACACAAATGCGGCAATGAAAATTTTTGATTCTGCCAACGATAAACAACAACGGCATATTGCTGATTTGGTAGAAGCTCTTTTAGTGAAAGATGAATCAGATGTAGATATGAATCTTGTTCATAAAATATCTAATGCTACGGGAATAGATATTATTGCCCGGGCTGAGAACACTAAGGATTATAATAAATTAATTGAAAATGATAAATAGATAACGGTCACAGTTAGGAGGTGTCGATTTGGCTACAGCGTATTCAGATATCTATGACAGATTTTTAATACAGGTGAAGGATTGGAAGATAGATGCTCTATATGCGACATCCCCAACTGATATGGAGACTTATCTTGAGGGATTTTTAGTCCTATCGGTTCCAGTCTTTGTGCCTTTTGCAGACCAGAGTCTTGCAAGAAATGACAGTACAGGAGAATTCACCGAAACTTTGACAGATGAAAATATAACTGTTCTAGCCACGCTAATGACGGAGCAATGGTTATTAAAAGAAATTCAAGATATTAGACAAATAAATCTACATGTAACTGATAAAGATTTCAAAACGTATTCCGAGGGACAGAACTTAAGAGAAAAGTCTTCATATCTAACCATTGTTAGAGAAAAACTTAGTCAGATTCTCGTTGATTATTCTTGGGGTAATAATGACTGGGAAGCTTGGATTGCTGGCGATTTTGGAGTATAACTATGACATATAAATATTATAATGTTTATATTGATGAAGTAGCGGCTACTCCTAAAGCAGATTATCACAATGATATGCAAGAGATAGTAACTGACCAGTTCTATAACTCGTCTGACTGGTACACAATACAAGAAGAAACATCTTTTGCTTCCGGAATTTATTCTAACCTAGATGTTAGAATAAATCACGTTGTCAATACTACGACTGGAGCTAATCAGGGCGATGATTGGAAAAAGCTTCTTTTTGCCGACATAGATAAAACTATTCGGGTAGGAGCACTGTTCATTTTCGATTCTAATTATTGGGTTACAGTAAGCACTGGCGCACTATCGAATCTTACATCTACATGTGTTGTTAGAAGATGTAATAATACTCTTCGATGGATAGACTCGCTTGGGGCTAAACATTCTATTCCCTGTGTGTTGGACTATGTGATACAAGAAAATAGAAATTATAGTACTTCTGGAAGTAAGTTAGTAAATCCGTCAGGTATCTTGCAAGTAATAACCCAGTTAAACAGTAATACAAATTTAATTAAAGCGAATGAGAGATTCTTATTTGGCAATACGAATAACTGGACATCATATTCCGTTTTCGGAGGCGGTATACACAACTTTAATAATCCTCAAAGCCTAGTCGCTAGTTCGACAGGACTTTTGAAACTTACTATGGGAGTAGTTCAATTAAATGAAGAAGTAGATGACCTCACAGACGGTTACGCTAATTCTACGGAACGAACCTATTCTATTACACTAGATAAAACAGCTATCGCGGCATCTGTGTCTGATACTTTCCAGTTAGAAGCGTTTGTATTTTTGAATGGCGAAACTGTGACAAGAACGGTAAATTGGGCTTCAGATGATGAGGCAAAAGCCACGGTTTCTTCGACAGGACTGGTTACAGTCTTAGATGCTGGAACAATTACTATGACAGCATCCTTAGATGGGGATACTGACGTAGATGCAACATGTGTTGTTACAAGTGACGGAACGCCTATCAGCGAATATGTTATTGTAGTGTCTCCTGACACAAACTACTTGCTTGAAGGGACATCTCAGACATATAATGTTACATTAGAAAAGAACAACGTTACTCAAGCTGATACATTCTCTTTCGCTATTGTAGCGGGTAATGTGCCTAGCGCTAATTACTCTTTCTCGTCTATTGACGGAAATAACTTCTCATTAGAAAATATTGAGAAATATATCTCCGAAAGCCTTGTGGTCAGAGCTACAAGCGGGATTTATACAAAAGATATATCGACGTTGCTGAAAGGCGCATGGTAGGAGGACATCATGGATAGATATGGTTATAACTTTTATACAGATTTTCCTCATTACTCATATCAATGCATCCAACATCTTATATCCGAAAATGAACTCATATGGAAATTGTTGAAATATGATAGTCCTGATGCATGGAGCGAATCTAATCTGACTCAAGCAGAAAAGGCCGAACTTATATGGAATGGAGAAGGTAGTTCATCTGATTTTCGAGTTTTCATGGATGAAGGTGCTCCAGATGCTCAAATGGGAGAAGTATGCATATTGAGAATATCTCCATACGGGATATTCCCCGATAATAGGACTGTAGATACAATTACTGTTCTAATGGAGGCCTATAGTCATTATAAAATCAATACTCTGTCGAATTATACTACTCGTGTTGATACGATTACACAGCAACTTCTTGAAGTCTTTAATGGTACAGCTATCGAAACCCTTGGGGCCATAGGCCGTTTACACATGAATAAAATAGGAACAAGTGCTACTAGAATGGAGTCATCTGGTCAAATCCCGTTTCGGGGAAAATGGATTTTATTAGGAAATAAATCAGCAAAGTCGTCCTAATATAAGTAGGTAACATGTCGAAAAATTATGATGTTTATATAATATATGATGACCCTATTCCTTATGATACATTGGTTATTTATCCCGTAACGATGAGACAATATCTTCAATTCCTTACGGTTGCCGAAGTTATTCTGCTGGACAAAAATAGCATTCCGGATGCAAAGATAATCTCAATGTCTTACTTGGAATATATATACTACGCATCGACAGATGATAATATGTATATGCTTTTTCTAGACAGTCTTCTTAAGATAGCTTTTAAGATAGATGAAGAAATACAATATTTTAAGGATAAAAAGAATAAGCCCTATTTTAAAATAGGAGACGTAATATTCGACTCAAAATCATTTGACGAAATTAGAGATATTATAATAAACCAGAACGGTCTGACTATCCCCGACGATACGGTTCAAAAAGCTATTCGCGATTCTATGGAAGAAGCAGATAGACTTAGAAGAAAGATGAGTGGAAATAAACCATCTGGAATAGAAGACCAAATGATATCTCTATCAATAGCTACGTCTATTCCTATGAATGATATATATGAATTGACGATTAGAAAGTTCGTAAAGATGCTCGAGCGAGTTGACCATAAATTACATTATGAAATATACTTGGCGGCATCGTTGTCCGGATTTGTGACATTCAAAGATAAAAATGCTGTTAAACATTGGTTATCTGATTTATCCAAAGACGGACTATCTAATATGATTGAGTATGAAGAATTTGAACAAAGTGTGTCCGGTGCAGTTGGCACACATTAATTTTAGGAGGAATAAATATGGCAAAGTACTTTATGACAAGTGTGGCGGACGCGTATATGTATGATGATAGCGACAATCTATTAGCTACGGCCAAAACACTAATGGACTCATCTGTAGAAGTAACATTATCTAATACGGATGTGAGGGGAGGAAAGGGAAATCCTCTTCAATACATCTTATTCAATGGCCCGGAAATGAACCTTACTCTGACCGATACCCAGTTTAATATTGACTTCTTAGCTCAAACATTGGGAGCAACTCTGGGAACAGGCGTAAATGTGTTTTCTGAAGAAGATGTTACTCTTGGCGCAGGTGGAACTGGTACCGTAACTGGAACACCGCTTGCATATACTGTAACGACGGTATATGGATGGGTTACTCACAGTGATGCCACTGTAGAACGTGTTACATTCAGCGGAAGTAACTTTACATCTGCTAGTGGTAGTGAAAATGATGTAGTATGTGTTCGTTATTATAACCTAGATTCGGCGGCTCGTCAAGTGAGCGTCAATGCGAATATTATCCCTAACATTGTTCGTGTTGAATTAGAAGCTCAATTAGCTAACAGCGAAAGCTCAACCAACGTTGTAGGTAAGGTTGTGTTCACAATTCCTCAACTATCTTTATCAGGAGCATTCGCTTTATCAATGACCCCAGACGGTGTTTCAAATACGCCTCTGACAGGCAGAGCACTATCCTATACTCCGACATCTGGCTCTTGTGCCAATCAGGATGTACTAGGTTATATTACGAGAGTTATTGATTCGGCAAACTGGTATGATACCGTTGTGGCTATGGCTATCGTAGGCGGAGATATTGCATTGACACATCCTACCACTCATACTGTTGTAGCAAAGGCTATTCACTCTGACGGTTCCGTGTCTACGCCTCCTCCAGCCGACTTGACATTTGCAAGTGCTACGGGAGCAACAGCGACTATTGGAGCTAATACAGGTCTTATTACAACGGTTGCCACAGGGAATTCGTTGATATCTGTTTATCCTACCTCAGCCCCGGCGTATGATGCATCTGTAACACTTACTGTAAGCTAGTAAGTTAGAGATGCCAGATTGAGATAATAAAAGCCCCAATTTACATTATAGATATGGGGCTTTTTATTCAACATAGTGTTGTGGAGGAATGGAAAATGACTGATACTGATAGTAAAAAAGGGAAACGGACGTATACCTCTAAAACTAAGGCATCTCCGAAACCCAAAAAAAAATATAAGGTTCTTATTGTAAAGCCCTCGTGCATCGTTGTTTTAGTAGACGGAAATGGTCTATCAGTTCCTAGAAACAAAAAAGATAAAGATGTGAGTGTTGGGGATATGATAGAAATCTAGGAGACGGAGCATGGAAACTTGGATTACACAAATAATGGTTCTTACCATGTCTGTAATTTTTTCCCTCGCATCTCTATATATGATTTATGTATCCAAACCAAAGGTAAAATGGATTTATATAAGTTTCTTTTTGGGACATTTTGGCGGAGTAATATTTTATTGCGCCATCTTGTGTTTTGATGCCACAGGTCACAATTTGTCATCAATTCTTCGATTATTTCAAACAATGTCGTTTGGAACATGGCTTCTGAGTGCCGCGTTTTCTAAGGCAATGTCCAGAGTTAAGGAAAAAAATCTAAAAACAAGGATGGACAAATGCCTATTGAAATTATCACAGTATTCATCACAGTCGGATTAAATGGTGCATTTTGGTTTCTTCAACGGCATCTCAATAAAAGAAAAGAAAGTGCCGAGATAGAGAAAACCGAGGCCGATACCGATAACGTAGATTCTGAAACAATACAGAATCTAGTCGAGGGCATGGGCAAGCTAGATGCCTTATATGAAAATCAACTAACTAAGAATGCTCTTTTTGCAGAAAAGAATGCTCGTTTACATAAAAAAGTGGTTGAATTAGAAGGGTCATATAAAGAAATTGTTGAACAGAATAGGCTACTTATAAAAGAAAATGCGGAAATGAATATAACTCTAAGAGAACTCAAAAGAGAAAACGAATCATTGAGACGCCTGATTATAAGTGATAAAATTGAAAAAGCGGACAGCGGTAAGGATATAAAAGAATAATTTTATACAAAACAGTTTATGCAATATTTTATTAAAAATGGAGATTCTGAATAATGAGAAAAATCGTAGTAGATTTTCCTAAGTTGGGAAAAACTGAGTTTAGCATTCAGGGTAAAACGGTGCGCGTGTATAAGTATATTTCTCTAGAAAATCAGAGAATTCTTATATCCAACTACCTAGAAATCTATTTTGACTTGGATAGCGAAGGTCTTTTGGCCGGAGCCACTTCTAATCGATTTGCCGCAGATGTAATGTGGGATATTGTCTTGCTAGATATTATGACCAATGTCAAAATCGACTCAAAACAGATTCATATGGATGAACTATATGCATCCGGATTTATGTCTAAGATTACGGATAAAATCTCCAATTATTCAGAAGTTGTTAAGAAAAGAGAAGAGATTTTAGAAGACGTTATTAGAGAGCAAAATTCTATTTCTACCCTTCTTACAAACCTTATTTCGGACATTAGCGCCCTCGATTTTGATGCTTTGAACAATCTTAAAGATAACGTTGTTAAAGTTCAAGAAGATATCAGCAATTCGGCCATATCATCCCTTATGGACGAGGCGAAAGACGTACTTTCCGATGAAGAGTCGTAGAAGAAAAATTTGTCCGGAGTGCAAGACTAGGCTCAAGCAGATAACTCGGGGGAATAAAAAAATGGTGCAATGTCCAAGATGTTTATTTTCTGAGCAATTTGCAAAAACAAAGGGTTTTAGAGAGGGGAAAACGGATAGGAGCGAAGAATGGTAGATAGAGTAAGAAACGCTAGTGATTTGGATAGAGTTGTTGAAAAGGCTACTCGCTCGTTGATGGAGGATTTATCCGAAGAAGTTCTAGCTCTTTTTACCGATAAGTATGTTAGACGATATGCGTATGTATATGGGCCTACTAAATACCATAACCCCAGAGGGCAGGAATTCCTCAATGCTTGGGAATGGACGGAAATTCAACAGTTGGCCGATACCCTTGTTACAACAATGTGGAATAACCCAGTACTGATGACTCCGGGCGTAAGAGACGGTCGTTTTATTCACTCTAGTTATAGCGGTTCATGGCCGGAGGATACAAGGGACATGCTTCCAGAGTACTTAGATGGTCAACCCATATCGTCAATAATACATCCGGGAGATAGGGCAGGAGGATATTGGTCAAAATTCATAAAAGAAATATATAACTCTGGAAAATTGAAAAGAATCATAAATAAACATGCTAAGAGATATGGTTTTGTTGAAGCAACTATGTCTCATTTATAAGGAGAAAAATTATGGAAGCTTTAAAAGTTTGGTTTGCTGAGTTCTTTGTTAAAGTATTTGGACTGCTTAAAAGTCGTAAATTCTGGGTGCTTGTTCTGGCTGTAATCGGTGTTGCTCAGGGCGTAGCTCTAGGTGTTATAGATTATTTCGAGGCGGCAAAACTACTGGTTGCGGCTGGTGCGGCATATATGGGCGCTACCGGTATCGAAGACGGTCTTAATGGTTTAAGAGGATAACGCAACAACTGTACGAATTATAGATAGGACGGGAAAATTTTCCCGTCCTATTTTTTTTGAAAGGAAAATTGATGAGTAGAATATTGATGGCTATAGACCCGTCATTGAGTTGCACTGGGGTAGCGATATTCGATACAAGCGATAGTGATGTCTGGCCTCCGAAATTAATTTCGACGTACAGCATAGAAACAAAAAGTCCGAAAAATATGTCTCGGGCAAGGAAACTTTCGATTATTGCGAAAAGATTTAGAGAATTAAAAGATGAATATAAACCAGATGTAATGGTATATGAATCCGGATTTTCTCGTTTTGTTAAAAGCACACAAGCACTTTATCAAGTCCAGGGGGTAATGCTTTTAATATTCAACGAAATAGAAACATTGTCATACGCTCCTAGTTCAGTAAAAAAGACTATTTGCGGGAAAGGAAATGTTAAGAAAGATTTTGTTAGAGAAGCTGTGGAAGAAATATATCCCAAAGAAGAATTTGCGAATAATGACGAAACAGATGCAGTAGCAGTGGGAATTCATTATCTTAGTCAAAAGGAAGCAGAGTAATGTCTAGAAAAACTTTTCGAAAGATTATTACAGGCGAACAGACCGATAAAAAAATTCATGGTAACAATAAAAAATTATCAAAGCAGTTCTTGAGAGACAAAGGCAGGTCAGTATCTGAATTGACAGTTAGGAACTATGAATCAGATTTACGGATATTCTTTACATGGAACCTTCTTCATAATAAAAATAAATTCTTTATAGAAATAGAGAGAATAGAATTCTCGGATTTCTTTGCATATGCATCAGATGAATTGATGTGGGGTAGCTCGAGAATGAATAGAATGCGAAGTTGCTTAAGTTCTTTTTCTCAGTTTATTGTAAAATTCTTTTATAAAGAATATCCTAACTTCAGAAATGTTATATTAGAAATAATTGAATCTGTACCCAAAGAAATTCGAAGAGAGAAAACTGTATTATCAGATGAAGACGTAGATAAATTATTATATCATCTAAAGGGATATGATTCCCAAATGGCGTGCTTTGTTGCTCTCGCGGTAGCTAGTGGTGCGCGAGTTTCTGAGCTATTACGTTTTACAGTATCTACTATAGATGATGCTGACAAAGCTTTTGACGGACTCTTTCTTCATACATCTACCCCTATTAAATCAAAGGGACGGGGAAAAGCGGGAACAATGATTAGGAAATATATTCTCAGAGATATTTTTATTCCACATTTTGAAAATTGGAAAAAATATAGAGAAACTATTCTCGAGTCCAAGAATATTGAACATGACTTTTTATTTATAAAAAAGAACGGAGAACCCGCAACTGACGGAACAATGAGGGGATGGGTAAAGCACTTCTCAGAATATTTGGGACTAAGTGTTTATCCTCACAGCTTTCGACATCGATGCACTACTTATCTTAGAGAACGGGGAATACCGAAAGACCTTGTACAACACCTTTTAGGGTGGAAATCAGCCGAAATGGTGGATATTTATGACGACCGAGATATCGAAGATATGGAATGGAAAGAATTAGATAATTTGAAATAATAAAAGATTAGTTTTATATAAATGTGAAAGGAGGACTTTATGGCAAATCCTGGAACAAGATATCAACTATTAATGCAAGCAAAGCTTGATGGTTCGAAATCCTTAGACAAAGACCTGTTAGAGAAAATACAGAGTCTTAAGGCAAAGGGTTTGACTGATATAAAGATTAGAACCACGTTTGACGAAACCGGATTAAAACGGTTTAGCGCGACAGGAAAAGATGCTTTCGGAAGCGTCACTAGAGAAACCGGGAAATATAATAAGAAATTAGATGGAACTATTGATACAACAACGACCTTAACAGAGGTTACTAATAAGTCGGCCAAGTCTACTAATTTCTTCACAAAAGGACTTCTTTCTGCCGCGGCTGAGGCCGCTAAATACGCGTTAGGTCTAGGACTTATTTATAAAGCAATGGCCCAGATTGGAGAGGGCGTCCAATTTATAAAAGACCTTGACAAAGAGATGCGTAATATCCAGATTGTTGCTGGATATACCGATTCTCAAATAGGCGAACTTGCTGTAACTTATAGCGAACTGGCTCAACAGATGGGCGCAACAACGTTAGAGGTAGCATCTGGTTCGTTGGAATGGATAAGACAGGGTAAGACAATTGAAGAGACTAATAAACTGCTTCAATCTACTCTTATGTTATCCAAACTAGGTAACGTAGAGGCCGCGGAAGCAACCGAATATCTTACCAGCGTGTTGAACGGATTCAAACTAGAGGCCACGGAAGCAGAAGGAGTGGTTAGTAAACTAGTTGCGGTAGATAATGCCGCGGCAACTAGTGTAAAAGAACTGGCAACCGCTCTTCAAGCAGGAAGTGTTTCTGCTCAAAAAGCTGGTGTAGACTTAGACGAACTAATCGCATACGTGGGAACTGTATCATCCGTAACGAGACAGTCCAGTTCTAGGATAGGCACTGCCTTAATTTTTTGAATTTCTGGAGGCAGTTGAGGAATAATACATAATCCTCATGGAAAAATCTTTTCTGAAGTTTTGTTTGGCCCATTCCAAACAAGACAACTCGAAAACCTCAATGACTTTGAGACAACGAATTAGAAAAAACACAATTATTAAAAAATGTATAAATACACAAGGAGAGCCTTTATGGGAAAAAAGGTATTCAAAAAAACTTGTAAAGAATGTGGAAATACTTTTGACGCTAGAAATGTAAAAAAAATTTATTGCACTGGTGCATGTAAATCTAGGGCATGGAGAAAAAGAAATATTAAAGATTATCGTCATAAATGCCTTGAATGTGAAAGGGATTTTATATCCAACGAGAAATATACGAAGTTTTGTTCATTTTCCTGTGCGGGAAAACATAAAAATAAAATAGGAATAGGAAAAGAAGGATTTTGTAGAAATTGCGAAACAAAATTTTCTAAAAAACATTCGAAACATTATTTTTGTTCAAATAAATGTAAGGGCGCATATGGTCATACTCATGCGAAAAAGGAAACTATAAAATGCTCTTATTGCGAGAAAAGTTTTGAAAGAAGTGTTTGGCAACATCGAGGAGAAAATTCATTTTGTTCCAAAAAATGCGAATCAAAATTTGTTATAAAGAAAAATGAAGATTCCAGAATATGTAAAGAATGTGGAAAAACGTTCTTATGTAAGAAAAGCGATAAGCTCATTCTTTGTTCTATGAAATGTCAAGGGAAATGGCAGTCCGAAAATAGACGAGGGAAAAATTCTCCAAATTATAAGCACTCTTATCCAGAATCCAAAAGAAATAGACGATGTAAACAATGCAAAAAAGTAATTCGGGCTAAACCGTATCAGGATAAAACTAAAAAATATTGTTCTAAAAAATGTCTTTTAAAAAGTCAATCAAATACAATGACTCTTCCTCATAGAATTACTGTGGATATACTAAGAAAAAATAGAATTTGGTATAGAACAGAATATCCATCGGGAAAATATTTATTAGATTGTTACTTGGGAAAGGGACTGTCCATTGAGATACAAGGGGGATATTGGCATGGAGATGTTAGACTTTACCCAGAGCCAATAAATAAGATACAAGAAAAGGCTGATAAGAAAGATAAAAAGAAAAAGTTATTCCTTGAAAGAAATGGTATTACTGTTCTGTACATATGGGAAAAAGATATTGAAGAATTTCCTGAAATGTGTGAGAAACTAATACTGAGATTTGTTGAGAGAAATGGGAAGCTCTTGAACTATCATTCGATGAATTATAAAATCGATAGAGGGAAACTAGTGTTGAATAGGGAACGAATTGTTCCTAGATTTGAAAAATAATAATTGTGTTTTACTAAAAACGACTGAGCGAAAAGAATTCTCGTAAGAGAATATGCAACAGTCTGAACTGCGACTATAAAAAGTCAGAGAGTTATGAAATCGCAGAGGATGGGTCGAATGTATAAAGACATTCTAGGAAGTACCTGTCCCGCCTTGAATAAGAAAACAAGGTCATAAAAGAAACACCAAGTAACAGAAAAGCAGGACAATGTTCGCTAGGTTCCAAGATATTAAACATGGAGCCATAGACGATACAGGAATGAGCCTCAACAATGTTGAGGCGGCATTGAATAGAGTTACGCTTGCATCTGGTGAAAATATGTCGATAGTTAATCGACATACTGGAGAATTTAGAGATTTCTCAGATGTATTAAAAGAGCTATACACAGTATGGGATGACCTTACTGAAATTGAACAAGCTAATATATCTAAGGCAATGGCCGGTGTACGTCAGAGAGAAATCTTCCTGACATTAATGGAAAATGAAGAGATGATATTGGGCTTACTCAGTGAGTCACGCGATTCAGACGGACTAGCGGCTGAACGATATGCTATATATTTAGAAGGTGTAGAATCTGCTCAAAACAAAGCCCGAGCATCTTGGGAAGAAATGTGGCAGACCACTATTGATAGCAGTTTAGTAACGGCATTCTATGATGCGTCTGCTGGAGCAAGCGAGTTTATTACTCAGTTGGGTGGACTAACGGATGCTCTCAGCTTGTTATTCGCATTGCTTGCAGGAGGAGCTTTCGCGGCCGGGGGACTAAATACTTTCATATCCGCTAATCCTTGGGTAGCGATTGTTACAGCTATAAGCGCGGCTACTCTAGCAATTGTAGATTTTGTTACCGAATTAAACGCTCACGAGGAAGAAGCGGGTAGGGTAGTTGGCGAACTTGTACGAAAAACAGCAGAAGAGTCTGACAACTTTGACGATGTTGTAACAGAGTATGTTAATTCGCTTGACAGAATAAAGCAGGCTTATGAGGATGCTCCTGCTTGGGCAAAGCCGTTTATAAATCAGCAAGACATATTAGACAATGCTCTTAAGGAAATGTTACCTCTCATTGCCAAGAATTCAGGGTCATGGGAAGAATGGATTTCGAATCTATCGAAGGTTGCTAAAGCCACCGGCTACGCGGTTGACCAAAATGGAAAACTAACCTATGAGATGAATGTCCATGGGGAAACCATTACAATGCAGGCGGAAGGATTTAAGCTTCTTGATAGAACAATGTTTTCTCTCAATGAAGAGTTAGACGAGTATATTTATCGTCAAAAGCTATTGAGGGAGATTGCTGGTGAGAATATCACCAGAATGTCAGAGTTTAATGAAGTATTCGAAAAGCTCTTAGAAATGACCTCGGGAGAGGGTGCGGGAGATGTCGGGATAGATAATCTGGTTCAGGGCTTTAGTGACCTGAATAGAATGTTCCGAGAAGGCGTTCTGGCTCCCGATGAATATTTCGAACAAATAGAACAACAGTTAGACATTCTCGACATGACGGATGTCTTTAGAAATAACGATGAGGCCGCAAGCCTATTCTTTACCGGACTTGTAGAAGGTTCAACAGAAAGCTTGGGCCACATAAATGAATTATGGCAGAGCGGAGAACTAAGCTTTAGCCAATATACGGATTCTCTTTCTGAACTGGGAGATGTATTTATTCGTATCGGTGAGATATCTGAGACCTTTCTTGGGACGGATAATGTTGTAAGTCAGGCCATATCCAATATTACAGATGGCGTGAACTCTCTTCGAGAAGCGCAAGAAATGAATGTAATTGTCCAAGATACAATGCGACAGGTTACAGAAGAAGGCTTAGAGTTTGGAACAAGGGCATATAATGAGCAAATGGAGCTTGTGGCTCATGCCATGGAAGCCAGCGGAATCATGTATACCGAGGCGAACGGGAATGCTCTTAGAAGTGCAAATGATATTCTAGGATATCTTACTCGGGTAGATGGAAGTTTCCAGATTTTAGCTAATCAAAGTGCTAATACTACCGGACAAATGATAGAGGCTGTTGTAAACGGCGCTGGTAGTATGATAGTTCGTTTAGCAGATATGATTGATAGTTTTAATGCGTCAATCAATTTTGTTCCGATATTAGACATGGGTACTATCAATATACTAGGTGCGAACCTACCATGGCCTAATAGATTATCAATCGAGGTCGGAGCAGACATATCCGTATCCAGACCTACTATTGGTTCTGGGTGGGGAGGATTAAGCGAATACGGAAATCAAAAGGCCAAAAGCTTAACCGACATGCTTAGAGATGTTGGAAGTAATTTCGAGACATTCCAAAGGGACTTTGGGGCGGGAGACTATGGCGAAGGGGTTTTTGGAGAACCAAGAACCTTTAAAAGTGCGGCGCAAGAGGCCGAGAACTACGCAGATACTCTCGGAAGTTTAACTCATACGTACAATGAAGCGAAACAGGCCGCAATAGATGCTGAGAAAGAAAAAGAAAAGGCATCCAAAGCAGGAGCGGCCGCCGCGAAGAAAGCCGCGGACGAGGCTGAAAAGGCATTCAAAGCACAGCAAGACGCTGAGAAAGATGCCCTTAAAGAAAAGCTTCGGGCCTATAAAGCAGTAATCGATACTCGAAAAGAACTTCTCAAAACAATGCAGGATGAGTTGGACTATCAGAGAAAACTCTCTGCGAAGCAGTCCGATTTATCAAGATTACAGGCCGAAATTGAAGAAATTCGACTAGACGATTCCGAGGAAGCCGCCGCAAGACGGAGAGCTTTAGAAGAAGAGGTTGCCGAGGTTACTTTAGATATTGCTGAGGCACAGGCTGACAGAAGAATAGATATTCAAGAGGCCGCTCTAGATGCCGAATATCAGAACTATAAAAGATATATCGAATCTAAAATAGCAAATATAGACGCTATAGGGACAGGTACAAGAGTTTCTATGCCGAGTTATCATACGGGCGGAATAGTCGATGGAAAAGGTAGTAATGAGGTTGTAGCTAAATTACTATCCGGAGAACTTGTCACCACTCAATCACAAATGGAAAGCTTTATAAACACGCTACTACCATCCATGTTAGGAACAAGTGCAGAGATGTACGGGGGAGATGGTATGATTATAGAAAATTTGATGCCTATAACCGTTACAGGAAATCTAGATTCTACTGTTTTACCAGAAATAAATCGAATTGCCGACCGCGTAGTAGAAAGACTAAATCAAAATATGCAACGGCGAGGACTGACTAGAAATGCAAATGCGTTTCTTACGTAAATTATATAATAAAAGGGACATTTTATATAGGAAATGTCTCTTTTATGTCAAAAAAGGAGGCGAAGAATGTCATTTTTCTCAAAAGATTTTGTATTCGACGGCATTCCAAGTGCCGCACACAACCTTTTCATAACGAATCTTGGAGAAGGGGAAGCTTATATGTCCAGCGGGAATAGCGTGGACATTCTTACAGAGCCGATATTCCGGAGAGCAAAGCCCTATTTTTATGGGGTTACTCAGGGAAGAAATGTTCTGTCGTTCAACTGTGCTATTACTAGTCCAGATGAAATAACGGCAGAAAATAGTGGAATAATCCAGAGATGGTTATTTGGACATTTAGAATATAAAAAACTTCAAATACTTCAAGAAGACTTGCAAATGTCTTATTTTAACTGTTTTCTAAATAATCCTCGGACGCTTCGAGTAGGAAATAAAATTCATGGATATGAATTTACCGTTGTTTGCGATGCTCCTTGGGGGTGGGAGTTTGAAAAGACTCTTACTAAATCTTATACAATTGAACTGGCGTCGGAAACCTATGATTTCAGGAATAAATCTGATGATAATGATTATCTGTACCCTTCTCTTGTTGTAACCTTTAATATTTTTGGAGGGGATTTAACTCTCACAAATAATTCTGATAATTCTAGAGCATTCACCCTAACGGGTTTTAGTCCTAGTGAAGTTGTCACAATCGATAATGATAGGGGAATTATTTCATCAGACAGTGGTCTTTTGGTAATGTCAAAATTTAATAAAAACTGGTTCAGATTAATAAGAGGGACGAATAATATAACTTTATTAGGAAATGTTTCTTCCGTAGACATGACATACAGTTTCGCAAGAAAGGTGGCGTAATATTATGGTAACACAATTATACGACATCTTCAACAGACAAGAAAAACCTGAAGTAACACTTTGCAACCCGAATAAAGATGAGCTTTACTCAATGAAAGCGGCATCCTCATTCATAGTGAAAAGACGATATAATGCGACATCCGAAATAGAAATGACTATCCCTAAAGAGGTTGATGGTGTAACAGTACCCGGATTTGAGTATGTATCGCAGAAAAGGTTACTTAAGGTAGATGATACGGACATAGGATATTTTGTTATCAGCGATGTTTCTATAGATGATTCGGGAGCAGTTCCCGTAAAAAACGTTAGAGGGCTATCTTTAGAATTCTCTATGATGGCTAAGAAACTATCTGCGTTTGGTGGAACCATGGCTATATACGATGTTCTTGACCCTGATAACAGCTTGCTAGGAAGGATGCTGGCATATATTCCTGCTTGGTCGATAGGAACAATAGATTCTACTCTCCTGACAAAGTTTCGAACTTTTGATGTCGCTGATACTAATATATACAACTTTTTGATGACCGAGGCGTCTGATGCTTACGGCTGTGTATTTACTTTTGACACAGTGAACAATGAGATTTCTGCAACTGCCATTGAGAATGTATCTAGTCCTACAGATGTTTATTTTTCTCATGACAACGTCATAGAGAACTCGGAACTTGACGAAGTGGCCGATGAGCTAACAACTGCTCTATATGTATATGGAGGAGGAGACCTTGACATTAGAACTGTCAATCCTCTAGGTACAAATGTTATATATAACTTCTCTTATTATCAGACAACGGACTGGATGACACAAGATTTAATAGATGCTATTACAGACTGGGAGGCATTAATCTTAGCCAACCAAGCTACATATGCATCTACCTTGACATCTCTTAAGTCATCTTTAGCTAACCTAGTGGTATTAGAGGGAGAGTTAGTAGACCTCAATAGCGAGTATTTGGCTCTAGAGGCGACTCAGAGAGCGAGAATTGAATCTGGACAAAGTCTTACTGATATAAACATACTATTGGCCGCGAAACAGGTTGAGATAGATTCTAAAGAAAATGAAATCACTAATGAGAATACTACTATAACAAACCTGAGGTCAACTCTTGAAGGGATAAATACAACGCTCTCTTTCGAGTCTAACTTTACATCGGTTCAAATAGAAGAGCTATCCTATTTTACTTTTGAGAACACATATCAGAACGAGAATTTAGTACAATTAGACAGCATGGATGCTGATGAAGTCCAAGATTTAGCTCAAACGCTTTACGACCAAGGCGTTATTGTTTTAGCTCGAATATCTCAGCCAAGATATGAGTATTCAATGGATACCGCATCTGTATTAGCACTGAAAGAGTATGAGACTTTTACAGACCAACTAGAACTAGGTTCAACTGTCTATGTGGAGAAGGATGATGGTAGCACTCTTACTCTTGTACTATTAGAAATGTCATATGATTATGAGAATCCGCAGGGCTTTTCAATGACCTTTAGTAACAGATTACGACTTGATAACGGGGACTTTGTCTTTTCAGATTTATTCGGTCAACCTGTTAAAACAGGAACTACGGTCAAGTTTGATAAATTGAAATGGGCTAACTGGGCATCTACATATAAAAATGATGTAACAAGCTTTATAACAAGTAGTCTTGATGCATCTACTAATAATCTTATTAATGCTTCTGATGAAGAAATTAAGATTTATGACAATGGTCTGAGAGGTAAGCACTGGGATAGTGTTTCAGAAACCTATGATTCCAGAGAAGTATGGTTAACATCGAATATGCTGGCTTTTACAAACGATTCCTGGGCTACGGCAGAAATGGCTATTGGAGAAATTGATTTCAATGGCACTCCCTTATACGGTGTTGTTGATTCTTTTGTAACTAACAGGCTTATGAAATCGGGAGTAGACAATGATAATATCTAAGTCCGTCGAAGTGGGAATAGGAGGAAGGAACTGGAAACATTATGAGAATCTAGGATATGATTTAAAAAGAGGGGAGAAAATTCTAGTCCCTATAGCCCATTTAACATTGGGAAGTAATGCCGTGTTAGATATAATATGTGATTATTGCGGGAAGTCCTTGAAGCGGCCCTATAAAGATATTATGATTCAGAGATATATTATAAGAAAAGAATCGTGTGTAAATTGTTCTCCTATAAAAACTAAAGAATCTAATATGATTACGTATGGGGTTTCTAATGTAATGCTAGTTCCGGAACACCGCAAATCTCATAGCAAAACGCTTATTTCAAAGTACGGAACTACATTCATATCATCACTCCCAGAAATAAAAGAAAAAATATCAAAAACGTGGAAAAAGAAAACAAAAAAGGAAATATTAGAAATACAAGAAAGAACAAGAAATACAAATCTTAAAAAATATGGGGTAGGATGTCCATTAGAGACGGAGTCTTCCAGGAGAAATCTTCTTAAAACTATAAACAGGGGTTCGTCACAACAAAAGGCGGTTTATGACATATTATGTAAAGTTTATCCGGAACACTCCGTTTTATATAACAAAGCTTTCTCTAATCTCTCCCTTGATATTTTAATTACATTCAATGATAAGACCATGATTAATGTAGAGTATGATTCGTGGTATTGGCATACACCTTATAGAGATAGAAAAAGGGACGAATTTTTGAAAAGGATGGGATATAAAATCTTAAGGATAAAATCCGGTAAACTAATCCCGGACAAGGATGTTTTAATAGATGCCATTGAAAAATTAAAGTCGTCCGATAAAAAATATTTTGCCATAAAATTAGATGATTGGAAAGATGAAGGATACAAAGATACAAATAAAAGAGGAGGTATGAGAAATGAGTTCATTCGTATTACTCGGTAAAAATAATAAATTTACTTTTATTTCAGATAGAATGGTCTCGGCCATATCTCCTTCTGGAAAAATAGTTGAGACAAATGAAAGAAGGGATAAAATTTTTCAAATAGATGGTCATACTTTTTTTTGTTCAGGAAATATTGACCTTGTTGAACACATTTTAGAATATATTTATGAATTCGGCATCTGTTATGAAAATCTTTATCAGGAAATCTCGAAAATAGTGGCCCTTCAACCGGTGGTTCATGACGATATATTCTCTATAGAATTTTTCTCTATAAGAACGAATTATGAAAAGGATAGATTTGAAATAACTCAAATTTCAGAGTATAATAATTTTTCTCCCGTCACTTTTTATTATGATTTCGGATTCTCGGATGTAATCTTATTTACCGGGGGATTTTTGTCTGAGTATGTGGCCGATAAGATAGAGTCTATTTATGCGGAAAATAACGATGCGAACATAGATTTTCAATCAATATATGATAAAATTTCCGGAGAAGTATCTGGAATAGGTTCTGAACTAGACATACTCTTCATAGAATCCGAACCCTATCAGATGCACACTGTTGTAGCCGACGCAATTGTAGGCCGCGTAATCGCGGGAAACACATTGAGTATTAAAAACGATTCAAATAACTTTCTTCTAAATGAAGCGGGGGCATTTTTAAATAATGCGTCTTTCGAAATAACTGCTAATGATGGAAAGAGTAAGCTGGACTTGAATGCCGAAGACGGAATAAGAATTCAGCAAAATCAAGGTGGTACATGGAGAGATACGTTCTATGTAGATAGCGCAGGTAATGTTAGATTCACGGGAGACCTTACAGGGTCTTCTGGGACATTCGATGGAACAATTTCTGCCAGCACTGGTTTTATTGGTGGTTGGACAATATCGAATGATGGACTATCCGACTCCTTTGGTAATTACATCAATAGCGATGGAGATATGAGAATAGGGAATCTGAGGGTATCCGGAACAACGGCTACATTTGATGGAACGATTTATGCTGATAAATTATCAGGACAAATTGATACTCCTCAAATTGCGACGAGCGCTGTCACCAATAACCTAATTGCTTCTGGACTCAGTGCGGCAAAGGTAACTACCGGTACAATGTCAGGAACTAGAATTTATGGTGGGACTATTGCTTGGCCTGGAGCCACTATGGGAAATAGTGCAACGGGATTCCCCGTAATATATGGAACATCTGGGGTTGCCATGGATGGCCCTGGTTCAAGAATGGAAGTAGGAAGCGGCTATGCTTATATGTACGCATCAACCTGTACAATAGAGGCGTCCGGTAGTCTCAGGCTGTATGGTACAAGTCTTAGGATGGATTCATATACAGGCAGTACAGCAAATGTACTTGTCGGGCCATTGTTTTCAAATAAAAGAATGAAATTTTATAAAGGAATATTCTGGGGATTTGATTATGTATAAAAAATTAGATGATAAATCTCACAAGGCGATTATCGAGGCCCTTACTCTTCTTGAGAACGTCGAAGTGAAAGGTCATAATAATTTATCCAATTTATTTAATGCAATGAGTGCCTTGAATTTTTCACTGCATAATATAAACAAAATTAATGGAGAAATTGTTGAAGAGGATAATTTAGAAAACGTAGAGAAAGAAGGAGAAGATAGTAATGGCGCAAACTAGTTATGACATACTTAACTCAATGTCTACTACAGAGTTTATAGCTGGAACAGAATTTACCTTCAGTTTTGAAATGTTTGAAAATGATGGTACTACTATCCTCGACATAAGTGGAGGGACGGTATCGGTAGTAGTATCGGAACTAGGTCAACCGGAAACAGCTATTATTACCCAAGCAGGAGTAATAGATGGAACGAATACATGGTACGCTATTTTGGCCTCTGCTGATACAGAGTCCCTTTCAGGAGTCTTTGTGATACAGCCCGTTCTTGTTGATGTAGCGGGGGATACTTTTAGGCCCGCTCAGGGACGACTAATTATTTTACCAGCAAACGGAGTATAAGGAGAAATTATTATGAGTGTAAGTGCTTATGCATCAAACAAAATCTTGGACAGAAACTTTGGAGGAACGTCTTTTACTGTTCCTACAACTTATTATATTGGACTTAGTACAACATCGCCCGCATTTGACGGAACAGGAGTTACCGAGCCTTCTGGAGGAGCCTATGCAAGAGTGGCAATGGTTAATAATAAAACGAATTGGAGCAATGCGACATTAGGCGTTTTAGCGAACCTGACATCTGTTGAATTTGCAGAATCCACAGCATCATGGGGGACTATTACTCACGTATTTATAAGCGATGCTCTGACGGCCGGGAATATGTGGTACTACGAGGCATTAGATACATCACGAACTGTCGCAGATGCAACAACTGTTCTTTTCGCAGCCAGCGGTATTTCTATACAAATGAACAACAGTTAGGGAGAGTGAGGTAAGAGATGGATAATAAAGTAAATATCCGAAACTTTCTCATCACTGTTAGGTCAAGCGCGGCATTTCAATTCGCACTGGATAATTTTTCTAAGACAACGAACTGGTTTATAACCTTTGTACAAACCATAGTCATGACCGCAAATCTTCTAATTATTCGGAGAGGGACATCCACAATCAACTTAGGAATAATTAGAAACATATATGATACAGTTAAGCTAAGGGCTTCCGTGACATCCACGATTTTAAACGGAATTGTCATAGACGCGGTCGCGAGCCTGTCTTATAAAATATCATCGACTATAAACATTACCCATGTTTTAACCGCAGTTATGAAGTTTTTATCCTATGCCGAATCTACTTTCAATAACAAGAGAATCAAAATGGTTCTTACCATGGTAACAGCCGCGCTCAATTATCTTGGTGACTTTGATGGTGATACATTGGGAACAATGGACGTAGAGACATTAGGAGATTTAGACTATACTGTAGTCTAGAAAACTATGAACAAATCAAAAATTCTTATGAATACAGTTTTAAATATATGGAAGGAGGTTTAAATGCCATCTACTACTACTAATTATGGATTACATCTTTATAATAGTACAACTGACCAAGCAGAATCATTTTTAGATTATCGCTCGGATATAGCGGGGACTGCTGGAACCAGTAATATGAATAAGATTGATGTTGCAATGAAGGATAATGCTGATGATATAGTTGACTTACAGGCAAGAAAGAATATCATCAATGTCCCTGCTACATATATATCAGCAAATTATTATGAGGCCACAGTTGCCGAGATAACGTCCTATGCTACTGATGACGTTATCGATTTAGTTCTAGATACTGATTCTGATGGAACAGTAACTTTGAATATCAGCGGACTGGGAACGAAGTCGGTTATGAAAATAAACTCTTCGGGAACGGCAGTAAACCTAGATAATACTAATCTATTGGCCGACAGACATTATCTATTTTCATATGACGGAACTAGGTGGGTCTGGATAAACGCTACGTCTGCTGACCAACTAGACATTGGTGGAACAGCGGGGAACTTTATTTCTATAGCGTCTGATGGCTCTATGGAAGATAGCTCTAATAAGGCATCGGATTTTGTAACAAAAGCTCTCTTTGATGCCAATACAGTTCTTGCCGCTACGTCTGATAATACACCCGCGGCTCTAACTGTCGCAGAACAGACTCTTGTCGGTCGTATTACTGCCGGGAACATCGATGCTCTTACGGCTACAGAAGTCAGGACGCTACTAAATGTCGAGGATGGGGCCGATGTAACAGACACAACAAACGTAGACGCTGCCGGGGCGGTTATGGAGTCTGATTATAACGCCAATACGGTTTTAGCCGCTACAGCGGATAATACTCCCTTGCCTCTAACAATAGCAGAGCAAACACTTGTAGGGAGAATAACTTCAGGAAACATCGATGCTCTTACGGCTACAGAAGTCAGGACGCTACTAAATGTCGAGGATGGGGCAGAGGTTAATCCGGATGTGGTTTCTCAAGCCGAAGCTGAGGCTGGAACCGCAACTACTGAAAGAATATGGACAGCCCAAAGAGTATCTCAAGCAATAGCTGCTTTGAGTTCTGGCGGGGCCGACGTTCTTCAGGTTCAGGTATTTAGTTAATAAGGAGAAATAAATAACATGGCAACATTTGCAAAACGGGCCTTTTCTGGCTCAACGAACGGAAGAGGAATCAAGGTTGTCGCAACGGCTACTCCGGGAACAACAATTCACACCGCGGTTACCGGAACAAGTGATTATGATGAGCTATGGCTTTATGCAACCAATGATGGCACAAGTGCCACAGAATTAACCATCGAGTGGGGAGGAACGACTGACCCCGATGACTTAATTCAGATGTCTATTCCAGCTAAAAGCGGTCTTTATTTAATAGTTCCAGGAAACGTGTTACAAAATAGCTTGGTAGTAAGAGCATTTTCGAACAATGCAAATGAAATAACTATTTTCGGATTTGTGAATAGGATAAGTGCATAATGGTTAGCAGACAGGCAACTCGCGGCCGTAAAAGGCAAGGATTTTAT